CCTGGACCATGCCTCGTCAGGTGTTGGGTCTGTTTTCAATCTTGTTCTTTTACCTTGTTCGCCAATGGCTTGTAATATTCTTTCTTTGTACATTTCAAAATATTCCGTTAAACAACGCTGACTACAAAACATATAAAAATACCCCTTTGCAGTTCTATTTACATAATAGGGTTTGGGCGATTTTTTCGCCCTAATCCTATCAGTAGTATTATTATAATGACATAATCTATTCTGACAATACATTATACTATTGCCTCTACCCTAAATGGATTTTTAGCCATTCTCCATTGATTGCCTTTTGCGTCAGGTGTTGCGTCCATATCCCAATAGATAAAACAAATCTGCCCTTGATTACTCATAAAGCATTTGCCTGATATATCTGTATTTGGTTTTAACCAAGACCCTCGTCTCTCGATAAACTTTTCGTGTTTATCTGCGTAGTAAGTTATTTTAAACCTACTTGGTATTTTATTTAGTTGTGTGTTGTGTGTCATATATCCTTTCTATGTTTGTTATGTATGGGATAGTATAATATCCCATACATATTGTCAAGATTTAAACTTGATTTCTTTCTGCCATTTCTTTTTTCCACATAGCGATTTTATCTTCTCTTGATATGTGTTTATTTTTCATACCTTTAATCCTACTTGCTAGATTTTTAGGATTATAGATAGTCAAGCCACTAGAGTTTACTCTAATGATTTCTGCGTCTGTAATAGGACAACCTAGTTCGTTAGACAATTCTATTGCCTCGTCTAGATATCTATATCCTTTTAATCCAAGTTTAATTTCTTTCACTTGGTTAAGTACAGATTTAATCCACGCATAATGACATTGTATCAACTGACCTTTTGCTGATTGCCACGCAATAAGAATATCATATTCTCTTTTAGAACAAGCGATTGCTCTATCTCTACAATACTCTCTACCAATTAAATCAATCTCAAAGTCTTTATCCCATTCTTTTGCGTGGGAAGTAAGATTGTCTTTGGAATTATCATATTTAGTAAATCCTAAATACTTATTGTTAGCGTCTGACAATTTAGTCCAATGAGGATTTTGGTCTTTGTTTTCCATTTCTATATTTATATCAGGATTACAACCCTCTTGTCCTTTCAGCTCATCACGATAATAAGCGTAAGCAAACTCGTGTTTGGTATCACTACTAGCTCTACCATAATTACCATTATCAACACCATTAACTGCACCATTTAATTTGAAGTCAAAGTGTTGGGTAATTTGTGCGGGTTCGCCCTCATCGTCAACACCCTCATAATAAAAATGAAAGCAACTATCTTTTGCGATAGTAGATACGTTTTCAAATTTATTTTGTAAGTGTCTTGCCATTTCTACATCTTCAGGCGTGTAGTGTCGTCTAATGATTTCACTAGCTAACTGCCACGTCTTATCTTGTAGAGGTTTAAGAGCTTCTCTACTTTGTAGATACTTCTCTTTCTCTTGCGTTTGTTCTTGTTCAAGATGTACTCGCAATCTGTTCGCTACTTTATTACGATACTCTTGGTTTAGTCTTATTCTTGCCATATATCCTTTCTATATTTGTTATTTATATACTTGACATAATATCCCACAATCATTATATTGTCAATATGAAAAGAAAGGAAATATTTTAATGAGTTTCGCATTTTGGATTGTAATATTAATATTAGTCCATATTGGGTTCTTATTTATGTGTCCTTGGGAATAAGTTTTGCTGGTCGCCTTGAGTGACTAGATCCTGGGTCGCGAGCTTAACATAGCTGGGTTTGTAATTTGATGCATCGAGTTACAATAAGATCCTCGCCCACGACAGCAAACTTGAGCCCTGAACCACCATATTACAAACCACTTTTGAGGTGGCTCAAAGAGTGGTGGTTCTGGGGTCAAGCACCTAGTTAATTGCTAGTAGGCCTGTTGCCTAGGCTATTAAAATAAAGCACGCCGGCCTCAATGTGTTTGACCGGTTCGATATCTCGGTGGCGAATAGCTTCGGCCAGTAGTCTCCGAGACTTGAGCCCTGATCTCTGGTGCCACTTGCAAGGTAGCTACAGTGCCAGAGATCTGGGATCAAGATGGGTTTGAGTGAAACACCTCAAAGTAAAAAAGTTCCTGCTTGATCGTGGGTGGCTGAGCTATAGAAATGCCTTAAAAATTTCCTATAGGTGAGTTGATCACACCGAATAAATGCCCAAAAAAGAAAGGTAATATGAAAAAAGAAGAGACGATAACATTGAAGATTGACGGGGCTAACACTGGCCAGCTGCAAGCGCTTTGTATAGATCTGGCCTTAAGTTTAAAGCCTTGGGACAGGTATGTTAAAATGAAAATTTTTAAAGGAAAGAAAAGCTTCAAGCTGCAGGCGCCAAGAATCAGCCTTATTGATTATGTAAAACATATGAAAGAAAATAAATGATTCATAAATCTATGTCTGTTATGAACCGTGAGCGAGCGGTCCGAAGGACCGCGAGCTCCGGTAAAAAAAAGAAGCTAAAAGCTACAAGCTACAAGCGACAAGCCGCAAGCAACAAGTGGAACAAGGCCCTTGACAGCTTAGTTAATCTGGGGTAATATGGGATTTAAATTAGAAAGGATATATGGACAGCAAAACACTTAAGAGAATAGCAAAATCATTAGAAGAATTAATTCGTCTAATAAAAGAAGATATGAAGCCTAGAAAAAAATAATGAAAGTATCAGAGGCTGAAGCAATAACCGGGGGTTTGTCAAAGCCCTCTAAGATGCCCGGGTTTAGTTATAACCTGCCCGCGGTTCGCTGTTTAACCGGCGCCAAGCTGGTCCAGATACCAGGCAGCACGTGCGCTGGCTGTTATGCACTGAAGGGCCGGTACCGTTTCAAAAATGTAAAAGACGCAATGCAACGAAGGCTGGACAGTCTGGTCCATCCACAGTGGACGGCGGCTATGACTGTACAAATTAATTCAAAACTCAAGCACGGTCACAGCTGGTTCAGGTGGCACGACTCAGGGGACCTCCAGAGCGTGCAGCATCTCAAGAATATCTTCGAGGTTTGCAAAGCAACTTCAGGCGTCAAGCACTGGCTCCCGACCCGTGAAGCGCAATTCTTAAAACTTATGGACCCGGACATAGTTCCGCCAAATTTAACCATTAGATTTTCAAGTCATATGATAGGACAGCGACCAGTTAGCTTCTGGCCAAACACTAGTACTGTTGGTGAAGATGGCGCAAACAGGACCAGTCATATCCAGAACAGCAGGCTGTGCCCGGCGTCAAAACAAGGCAACCAATGCCGTGACTGCCGTGCATGCTGGGACCTAAATGTACCGAATGTAGAATATGTCAAACACTAACAACCTAGATCCTATAATAGCAAAGAATCATTACGAGTGGTGCCAGAAGGAGGGGCGCAAGACCGGTTGGTACAAGCCGCAAGCAGCAGGCGTAGACCCTGAGAAGCTTCATGCTTACAACACTGCGCGCTTCGTGGAAGGAGCTACAAGCTCCAAGCAACAGGCACCAAGCAAACCAAAACCCGAACCAAGTTCCGGTTCAAGCTCCAAGCTTCAAGCATCAGGCGGCAAGTCAATCAGCAAGCGTTGAATATGTGACCAGTCATCAAGCGCCAAGTGTGGCGTATCACGGTGATCGGATAGTAAACCGAGGATCGATTTACTCTCATAAAGTTTTATGGCTAAAGGAGCGTGGCTCTTTAGCAAGATGAAATTCCGCTTCGGACGAGTTAAATGAAATAGTTTTTGATGTGGACTGAATGAAACTTTTGGTGTCTTACACACCTTAAGTTCAACCATGAAAAAACCACAATTATCGTTATAACCCAACAGATCCGGAGTACCAAAGGAGCTCCAAGATTCTAGTCTAGTCCAGTTTATAAGTGGGGTATTTTTCTTTAATTGGGACCAAAGTTTGGACTCTTCTTTCATCGTACACACCTTTGATTAATTGCTTCGCAACTATAGAAGTTGGATCGACAGATTTATCTCCGCCTCCTGCAAATAATCCAAATATTACTGCTAATATTTCCATAATGTTGACTATTACGAATAATTACGTTAATGTCAAGGGATATGGGTGTACCACGAAATTTAACAGAACGCCAGCTCAAATTTGCTGAACAATTGGTGTATAATGAGGGTAGAAAGTCCCCTGCAGAATGTGCTAGGGATGCTGGCTATACGTCCAGGCCTAGACAAGCTGCCTCTGAATTGAGGAACCCTAGAATAAGCCCATTAGTAGTAAAATACATTGGAGAGTTAAGAGCTGAAGTACAAGAGAAGTATGGCATTAACTTTGAAAAACATATTACAGAACTTGCAAGAATTAGAGACGAAGCTAGAGGTAAAGGAGCTTGGTCTGCTGCAACAAATGCAGAAGTAGCTAGAGGTAAAGCAGCTGGATTATATATAGATCAAAAAATTATTAAGTATGGAAACTTAGATCAATTAACTGAAGAAGAATTAGAATTAAAAATGAAAACTATTTTAGATGACCACAAACTTATTACGATCGAACCTTCTCCATCTTCAGAATACATCCAAGAGGAAACACATTCCGATCAGAAAAGCACTCCTCCTTCTCATCAAAAGAACTAAACGTCCAAAGATATTTTTTATCTTTCTTAAATACATAAGCTTGAGTAATCATTGTGCAAGGTTTGAACTTAGAAAATTCTTCAGCCAACGCATGACCTGCATCGCCGGTGATGTCGAGCCATCGTATTTGATAAAAGTAATATTTCTTTTTGTTTATTACTGCATGTTTGTATTTGGATTTTTTTCTTCGTTTAGGCATAATCTTACTATAAGGGAAAAATTGACCCCTATAAAGTTCAAAATGAAAACAAAAAAACCTTCGCGCGCGGAATACACGTGTTTACTAGCTTATTTGACCTCTTGGTAGACCCCCTCTAGAAGTGTTGATATAAGCCACTTATTTTCTACCACCACCACCGCGCCTTTTGAAAATTTTTGCAAAAAAATAATCAATGCCCCTAAAATTTCCCTTATGGTGGTAAAATAGTGTGACATATATGTCACACTGTTGCATAAATACAACACTAATGGGATATTAAATGGCTTGTGCACACCCCGAAGTATGGTATGCATTTAGTCCAACATAACAAAAGGAGGCCCTATGTTTGGATCAAACGACGAAGAGTCTAAAAACAAAATCGAGCAATTAGAGGAAAAAATCGAGGCATTAGAGAATAAAATCGCTAATATCATTGATGTTCTTGAAATTCAGGATGAGGTTGAGGACGAATCAGATGACTCAGACGATTCAGAAGACGAATCAGACGAGTAATTAATTGTGTGCCGAGGCGGAGTATCTATGAATAAAGGGCATAATGATAAACCCTTTCATAACAAAAACCTCGGCACATTTCTACGATTGTGAGTAGAAACTGTTAAGTTTGGTTGAATGTTGGCGAAATTATGGCACGCCTTTTTTCTGCCTTAATTACCAATCGTATACTAGGTTGTCCAATTATTGTGCTTTCTTGCACTTCAATTCTTCTAATTGGAGCTAGTCTACCATCATCCGTTTCCATATAAATAGACGCATTACTAATAGCATTTCCTTTTTTACCATTAGTAAACTCATCTAAATATTCTTGTAAATTTTTTACGTACATTATTTCTTACCTTTAAAGAATAGTTTTAAAAACGCAGAATATGCTTTTGCTCCATTATATTCTTCTTGATCTTGTATCCAAGATGAACCAGGTGCATAATAATCTCTTGAAGTTATTTCTTCTTTTGAAATTCTTTCTTCTCTATTAGCCAAAGATTGTTTGTAAGACTCCCTCAATTTTACTTGTTGTGCTTGTCCATAAACTTCTTCTTCAGGCATAGGTACATCTGCATTTCTATATTCTTCTTCTTTAGTCATTGGTATTGGTTTATCTTTATCTTTCATAATATTTTATAACCTCTTTCGCTTTTTTTATTTTATCCATATGTAATAAATAAGGCAACAATTGTTTTAACACTCTATATGCTTGACGATGAGTAAGTTGCCATCTTTTTTGTGGTTTACTCCATCCATGTTTTATTTTACGGGGTGGAATATTACAAATATGTCCCTCTTTAAAAAATTTATAACATTTTTCAATAAGGGGAAAATAAGTATTACAAATTTCCATGCGTATAGTTGTAGTGTTATATCTTTTACCTCTTCCATTCTTTTTGAAATAGCTTTTCTTAACAATACAGCCTTCTCCATCAAAAAAACCTGCTATGTATTTAATATTAATTGGTTGCATACATTAAATAACAATAAATACACATTAATGAAAGTAACTTCATTTCTGATATTATTATTCCCCTTTTATCTCTCATATTAATTTAAAGTTATATTTTCTCTTTCGTGTTTAGCATTAATAACTCTTTCGCCAGCAATGTTATCTAATGTTTCTTGAAACATATCTCTAACTTTATTTATAGTACCATAATAGTTAGTCACATTACTTGCTAAATGATCTATCATAAAATGTGATAAGATGTGTACAGACACATCATGCCCACAATCGTGTTTATGTTTGCCTATTTCTTTAGATGCAGCAGTCATTAACTTATCAAACTGCATCATATATTTAGCAACTATTTTATTTAGCTGCTTATCTCTTTCTTTTCTTTTCTTTCTCATGTTATTTGGGCTCCTTACCCTTTGTTGTTGTTACTATGAAATTACCTTTCTTGTTAGTGTATTCCACACTATATTCTTTAGTGTGATCTAGTTTAGCACGCAACTTTTTAAAAGACATGGCTTGCATATCTTGTATTGGTTTGTCTAGTCCTAGTTCTCTAACTTTGTAAGTATATTTCATTTTTACCTTTCTATTTTTAAGGAGTAAAACCCTTTATACATTTAACGGATTGTCAAACTCCTTATTACTAATATAGGAATTTATATTAAAATGTCAAGTCTTGTTTTTATAATATTCATCTAATCTTTTTAACCATCTATATTTGTAATCTCTTAATTCATTACCTTCTAAAATAAACTCTTGGTAGTATAAATCTCCTGAACACATCATAATGACAAATTTACGCATATGGGTACCATATATAGTATCATGCGCCATACAATACGCTGCCCCTTGTAGGAAATAGTCTTCTATCCACTCTCTACGTTTAGGTTTATTAGTTTGTTTAAAATCTATAATTGAATCTTGTTCCTTATGTAAAGCTGCTAAATCTGTTTGACCTGCGTACAACTCAGGGTAGTGAACTGTAACTTCTGTTCCATAAAATGCATTGATGTCACTCAATCCACGTTCCGCGATGATTGCTGCCATAGCAGTGGCTTGACGTCCAAGGTCAGTTAAGTCAGCGTATCCTTTGTTCAAGATAGTATGCTCTAGAATCTTATGCATAGCAGAACCACGATTCGCGGACCGTTGTTTAATCTCATCAGATCTCTTTTTACCTTCACGCTCAACCCAACGCGCCAAAGATTGTCTTTTTTCTTCAGGCATGGTAGCGGATAAAATAGTAGTCACCGAGGGTAGTTTAGACTTACCCACAATGTAATGTCTTTTACCTTCAATAAGTTCTCGGTTCGTTCCAGGATAACTAAATCTATTTATCTTCGGTATCATAATCTCTACTCTTGAATGAGGCATCGGTAATTACCACACATTTATCTTTCTTATTAAAAATTTCATTCCACCTTTTTCTATAAACATCGTTAGAAACACGAGATCTTCCATCATGCTTTCTTCCTTTTTCTTTTCTTCTACTCACTTTCTACTGGCCCACCATTTATCTAAAATAAAATACCAAATAGAATTAAGTAAAGGTTCTACAATCGCATCTGTCATCGCTTCATAAATAGTGACATCAGCAACAGCCATAATTACACCAGCGGCGATACAAAAGTGGCCGATGGTATAAATAAGGGTCCTAACAATAGTCCCAACATTTTGTTTGTAGAAACGATTAACTTTGTTTCTTATGATCCCTGTCATCTTTCCAATTCAACCTTTCTAATAACCATATGAATCCTACTATAGTCAACATTACCATAACTCCAATGATCCATAAAGTATAAAATATCACAGCAGTAATGGCCTCGAAAAAATTTTTTATAAAATTTTTAATCTCGGTCATCGTGCCATCTTTCATTAATTTTAACTGCCATCCACACAGCTATGGGAATACATAAAACAAAAGTAAGTTCCATTGCTTTTTTCGGTGGATAATCAAAAATGTGGTTTAATGCGGTTGTTATGAGAACGGGCACACAACCACCGATTAACATTAAAATAACCATTCGATATACAAAAGGGATCTTCATACAAATGTTCCTGTCATCCAAAAATTTAATTCTTTAGAATTTAAAAAGAAACATATTACAGCAAGTCCTAGGATAAAGATACATAAAGATACGATCAAAGCATTACCCTTTTTACTCAATATAAATTTAGCTAGTTGGCGTTTCATCTCGTTCCTTTAAATATTTTAATATGGCTTCAATGCCCTTTATATCATCCCCGAACCGCGCTCCAATCTTCCCGATGGCTGTATTACATTCTTGACATAACCAACCCCGGTGAACATGGGTATAATGATTGTGGTCCAGGCATAGTTTATTAGTAACTTTTTTACAAACTTCACAGTGATCTGTTTTAGGGTATCTATAATTTTTAGTTCGGTGTAATTTTTTACAAACACTTCTACCTTTATTACAACAAACTTTACAAATTCTTTTTAATCTTCTTTGGCCGTGCACATTGCTTTGAGTTAAATGAAAACAACTTTGGTTTTTTATTTCACCACAACGAGTACACTTTCTAACTTCATCTTCTCTACCAATAACATCAACCATTAAGCCATGAACAGACTTACGTTTAAAAGTTACAGACTTTGGTTTAAAAACTTCATCCCAAGATTTTTTATAATGTTCTCTTCTATCAACTTGTTTCACAATAAAATGGCTCCTATTACAAAACCTAAAATAAAACAAATTATTTCAGTTCTGTACATCAGATGCCATAAGTGAAATTTATCTATATATTTTTTCATCTCATAAATTCTAATTTATATAATAACTCCATACTTTTTTGGAGTCTTGCTCTTCTCTTATTTTCTTCCTTCTTTTTATTTTTAACTATTCTTTTTCTATACTTAGAACTTCTTAAATCTTTCGCGATAGGATTCTTGTGCATATCCAGTTCCTTTCTGTCTATTCTTCCATCGTTTATTCCAAGCATAAACATTCATCCATGACCCAATAGATTCCATCCATCTAAAGGGATAGTCCCAAAAGACTTTCCATTTATAAGCAATAAAATCTATCAAATCAGGTATTGTCATGGTGTTTCAAATCATGCGAAAATGAGCCCGTATCCTGAAGATATAATTCTCCTTGAGAATTACAGTCTGAACACTGGGCATGCATTTCCTCTCTAGCTAAATGATAAGGCACTCTGATAAAGCCATTTCCCTTACATTTTGGGCATATGATCTTATTTACTGTGTGCTTTTCCATTTGCTTTTGCTCCTTTGTTATCTTTAAAGAATCTAATTAAACGACCTATCATTTTAGATCTAGTTCTATTAGTCTTTTGTGCCAACATTCCAAGTTGTTTCCACTCTTCTATCGGTACAGACAACGATTTATATTTAGCAGGGTCTGCCATTTCTCATTCCTTTCTTTTATTTATTTTCATTGAATATGGGAATTTACAATATTAAGTCAAGGCTTGCAAGGGATATTTTTTTAGTATATAAAAAAGATCTCTTCTCACACCTTTTGTTTGCTCTCTGGGAGTTCTATCCCGGAGAGCACAAATAATTTAGTGTTGCAAAAATATCACACGTCGTTTACTGGATAACAACCGAATTTAACTGCTAATCTATGCTGATTAACAATATCTTTACCTTCTTTTTGTAATAATTGTAGACTTTTCAATGATGCATCTGCAGCACATTCAGCCCAATCTTTATATACATCTGGTGGTTGTATAGCTGGTTTACACTCGCCACTTAAAAAAGAACACACCTGTAGTATCAATATAAATTTCATATAAAATAAATTAGAATTCCTATACTTAAAATTAAAAATAATATTATATCAATTATAAACAAGAATATAATAAAATTCCAGAACACTAGCCGCGACCTTGTCCCACATATGGCTTGTACGTACGTTTAGTGTGTTTATTCATTCGTTTAGAATGACGACCATGTTTCTTTTTAGTTTTTTTTGTATATGTATTTACTCCGAAGAGGGGTTTTCTTTTAGCCATTGGAGATCCTTATCATCTAAACGTAAGTATTTTATACTTCCATTTACATATTGTTTGACGTCTTCTCCACAGCTTGTACATCTGTAATAATCTGAAACAACAGATAGTAAAACTACGTCCTCTTTACAATTAGGACAAATTCCATGAACTGTTTCAATGTTATTAAAAAATTTTAAAATTTTAGACCAATCCTTAGTCATTACATCTACATCTTTTGCCAAAGATCTTATCAATTAATTTGTGCCACAATTTTTTTATCATGTTTACTCCAATATTATTTTAGTTATATGTTTAGCACCCATGTATATTTCTGTTTCTGCTTTAGATTTTATACATTTATAACTTACATTTGCGTTGTATTCTCGTTCAGC